CTTCCTTGGGCTCAAGTTTCTTTACCAACAAATAATATAAACCCATATGCACCAAAAGAAGGTGAAATGGTGTTTGGGTTTTTTACAGATGGAGAAATGGCACAAGAACCGATAGTTCTTGGTGTTTTTCCTAGTATTCCATTAAAACCTGCAAACATACAAGAGGCGTATAGTGACCCAAGAACATCTGCTGAACTTGCGAAATCACCAAGAACACCAGAATCAAAAACATACAATACTGATGGAACAGGTATTGAGATTGTTGAAAAAACACAAGCAAATAATTATCCATTAAACTTAGATGAACCAACTACATCAAGGCTTGCACGAAATGATTCAGATACAATTATAAAAACTTATATTCAGGAACGAAAAGAGAATAAAGTAACTGGAGTTTCAACTGTAACATCTACATGGAACGAACCTGAAACAAAATATGATACAGTTTACCCATACAATAAAGTAATGGAAACTGAATCTGGTCACATTGTCGAATATGACGATACACCAGGTAAAGAACGAATTCATATTGCACACCGAAATGGTAGTTTTACCGAATGGTATCCTAATGGTGACAGAGTAGAGAAAATTACAAAAGACAAATACTCTATCGTTATGAAAGACGATAATGTTTATATTATGGGAGACTGTAATATTACTGTGCAAGGTAACGCTGAAGTTTATGTGCAAGGTAATGCTGATATGAAAGTAGATGGCAATATGAATATGACTGTTGGAAGAAATTTTGCGGCTGATGTTGGTGGAACAACTTCTTGGAACTCTGCCGGAAATTATAGTGTTAATGCACCAAGAATTGATTTGAATTAATATGGCGCATGAGTTTGTTGTTTTGTTGAATGGTGAGTTAAAGACATATACGAAGTATGAAGATATACCCGAAAGATTTGATAATGTCATTCGGTTTATACCTGAAATACCTGAACCACCACATACACATGAACAACACGAAGAAATGGATTCTTGGAATGAAAGATTGCAGGAATTAATGAAAAGAGAAACGAATGGCCATTAGTATTGTTGTCTCACCTGCGGGAGATTCTCCAACAGAAATACAGTCAACCGCCAGGTCCATAAGAACTGTAAATGCAACAATTACCGCTTCAGGTGATGAAATGGAATCAAATATTGTTGTGGGTGCAAGTTCAACTGGAGTCTCTGAACCTGGTGTAGTTATAACTTCTGGTCCAATTTTAGCCACTATTATTGGTAAATATGCGGATCCTTTTTTAGATACTTTTAAATATGTAAGTAAAGGCAGTAGTGATAAAATAGAAACTCCCACAATAATTGTTGGTGTGCAGAAGATGCCTTTAAAAAAAGAACTATATGATTTAAACCAAGATACAAGATTATTTGAACTTAAAACATATCAAATTACTGTTAATTATGATGATGAGTTTTTAGTTCCAGGCACAGAAACATTTACAGTAACACAAAAAATAATGAATGATTTAGAGGGCATTCGTTCATTTATGGATACTTACTACGATTAGGATATAAGATGCCGGCAGCAACAAGAGTTGGAGATGCAGATTCCGCACATTGCTCAGGAATGGTTAGAGCAGTAGGTTCTGGCAATGTTTTTGTCAATGGTATTCCTTGGTCTCGGCAAGGCGATGTGAACACAGTTCATTTACTCCCAGGCTCTCCTTGTCCCGCACATAATGCTCCGATTGCCGCAGGTTCTTCAAAAGTTTTTGTGAACGGAAAAGGTGCAGGAAGAGTTGGAGATGCTTTGTCAGGATGCACTTCTGTGGCCGCAGGTTCTTCAAATGTTTTTGCCGGAGGTTGAATAAATAGAAGATGACAACAGTAACGACAATCGATAATACAACAAGAACATTCCGAGACTTGGACTTGGCGTTCACCATTCATCCTGTAAGAAAGGATGTCAATGTTTATAAAGGTGAATATGCCGTCATTAACTCCATTAAAAATCTTGTTCTAACAAATCACTATGAGCGCCCATTTCAACCTGAATTGGGAAGTAACATTCGCAGACTTTTGTTTGAAAATGTTGACTCGGTTATGGCCGCACAAATTGAGCGAGAAGTTGAAGAAACAATCAATAACTTTGAGCCAAGAGCTCGTGTTTCAAAAGTTACTGCGACTGCAACGCCAGACGAAAACAAATACTCAGTTGTGCTTGAGTTTTTCGTAATTAACAACCCAAGCCCAATTACAATTAATTTTTTCCTAGAACGGATTAGATAAAAATGGCAGACCGTTTAAGAGTTACCGAACTTGATTTTGATACAATCAAGCAAAATTTAAAGAACTTTTTAAATCAACAATCTGAATTCACAGACTATGATTTTGAAGGTTCTGGTTTAAGTATTTTACTTGACCTTTTAGCCTACAATACTCATTATAACGCATACTATCTAAACATGGTTGCGAATGAGTCTTTTTTAGATAGTGCATTGCTTCGTGATTCGGTAGTTTCACATGCTAAAACTTTAGGATATGTTCCATATTCTCAAAGAGCACCAATTGCAACAATTAATTTTACTGCACAGTCCGCAACAAGTAATTCAGGTAGTTTAACAATTCCCTCTGGGTTTGCATTTTTGTCAAACCAAATTGACAACACATCATATAACTTTGTTGTCTTGGATGAAATTACTGTATTAAAAGCGAACAATCAATATTATTTTGAGAACCTTGATATTTACGAAGGTCAGTTAGTCACTTATGTTTTCAACTATGACCAAGCATCAAATCCAAAACAAGTATTCAATTTACCAGATACAAATATTGACACAACCACAATTAAAATAACTTCAATTCCTGCCGCAGGCAATACACAATTAACTGTTTACAATAAAGTTACCGATGTTTTGGATGTGACTTCATCATCCGAAGTTTTTTATGTGCAAGAAAACAAAGGTGGTAAATTCCAAATTTATTTTGGTAATGATGTAGTTGGTAAAAAATTACCCGATGGTGCGGTTGTTTCTGTAACATACTTGGTTACAAATGGAACTGCTGCAGATAAAGCCAATAACTTTGTTGCGACATCCGCATTGGTAGATTCTTTAAATGAAGGTATCAACAATTATGTAATTTCTCCCATCTCTGCCGCCTCTGGTGGTTCATTAAGAGAAAGTGTTGATGAAATTAAATTTGGTGCACCTGCACAATTTACCACACAGAATCGTTTGGTTACATTTAAAGATTATGAATCATACATCAAGAAAAACTACCCATCGGTAGATTCATTGTCTGTTTGGGGTGGCGAAGATGCGATACCTCCTGTTTATGGTAAAGTATTTGTGTCATTAAAACCAAAACAAAATTACTATATCTCAGAAACAGAAAAACAAAGAATTGTTGATGATATTATTTCACCAAAAGCAATTGTTTCTGTTGGTGCGGAAATTATTGATCCACAATTCTTGTATCTTTTAATCGACAACTATGTGGAATATGATAAAAACAAAACAACTCAAAGTGCCGAAGCAATTAAAACTTCAATTCGCAATGCAGTTTTAACTTATAACAATACAAATTTAAACAAGTTTGATGCCACTTTTGTTCTTTCAAAACTACAAGATTCTGTTGATGGTGTAGATTTAAATGCAATTCGTGGTTCGGAAACTATACTAAGATTACAAAAAAGATTTGTTCCGGAACTTAATGTTTCAAAAACATATCAAATTGAATTTAATGCCGAATTGCACCGTGGTACAACATCCAATCGACTTGCATCCTCTGAATTTGATGTATTCGATTCGTTAGGTGTTCGTAGAACGGTACAATTAGAAGAAGTGCAAAACTCATATACTGGTATCACCGAAATTAATGTGACAAATCCAGGATTCAATTATACTGTTGCACCAACTGTAACAATTACAGGTGATGGAACTGGTGCTACTGCTACAGCAACAATTGTAAATGGTCGTGTTCAAAAGATTACGGTTGTTAATCGTGGTATTGATTACACATCTGCATTAGTTACTATTTCTGGCGGTGATGGAGATGGATATGGTGCTACTGCTATTGCGGTTTTAGATTCCAGATTTGGTGATTTAAGAACTGTTTATTATGATAATTTTGCACAGAAACAAATTATTCGTGAAAAAGCAGGAACAATTGATTATCAAAATGGTATTATTACTTTAACTGATATTCGCATTTTATCTGTAAAACCAAGTGATGGTTTTATTCGTATTTCTTTAGAATCAGAAAAAGGTATTTTATCATCTGCAAAAAATACTATTATTACAATTGATAGTGCAGACCCTTCTGCTATTGTAACCGAACTTGTTAGTGTCTAATGTCTGATTTAAAAACTTCTTTACTTGTTAATCGCCAAGTTCCTGAATTTATTCGGGAAGAGTATCCGTTATTCATTTCTTTTTTAGAAGCATATTACGAATATCTTGAAACTAAACAAGGTACTCAACTCAATGATTTAACTCAAAGAGCCAAAGACCTTCGAAATCTATCTGATGTTGACGATTCAATTGATGATTTTGAAGAACAGTTTTTTGCAACATATGCCTCATTAGTATCTAAAGATGTTGAGGTTGATAAAGCGTTTTTAATTAAAAATGTTTTACCTCTTTACTTAGCAAAAGGTTCTGAGAACTCGTTTAAGTTATTGTTCAGAATGTTATTTGGACAAGAACTTGAAGTTAAGTATCCTAAAAATGATGTTCTAAGAGCATCTGATGGTAAATGGAAAAGAGATGAGGTTATTAAGGTAACTCAAGACATTTCAAGTTTCTATACTGGAAATGGAACTAAAAAAGAATTCAATCTTGTTCCTTTTAACTCGGCATTAGATACAACCATTACAGTTTATGTGAATGGTTCTTTAATAGCAGCATCTAATTATTTTGTTCGTAAAGAAATAAACAAACTTTATTTTTATACTGCACCTGCAAACAATTCAGAGATTGAAGTATTTTATCGTAACATCAATATAGAAATATTTAAAAATAGAAAAATAACTGGTTTAATTTCTGGTGCAACTGCATTAATTGAAGAAGTAGAGATTGAAACTATAAACAATGAACAAATTACTGCATTTTATGTAAATTCAAAAACTGTTGTTAGTGATTTTACAATTGGTGAAACAATTTTATTTGATATTGTCGCAAATGACGATACATTAATACATCTTCGTGCAAGAGCATTTTCTTCATTATTAACAATTACTGTTCTTGATGGTGGTGCAAACTATAATGTTGGTGATCCAGTTAGTATTATTGTTCCTACTTTTGAGAGAGAACCAAAAGCGTTTATCTCTAAAACATTTAGTGGTAAAATTAATCAAGTAATAATTCGTGATGGTGGTGCAGGATTTCAAGTTGCGGCCAATGTTCGTGCAGTAGGTGTTCCTGAAGCCGAATTATTTTTTGCCGTAGGTGCAATTAATACAACAGGTACTAATACACCAAATAGTTATACTATTTTTTCAGATGTAATTTCAGATATTGACCCCGCCAACAATGTAATCTTAAATTTAAATTTTGGATTATCTGGCGGTACAGTTGCAAATGTAAATACTGTTATTTCTCAAGCATTATCAAACATTTCATATTCTACTATTGGTGAAATTAGTAATGTTCGAGTTCTTATTTCTGAATTAGCAGTAACAACAACACCAACACTAAATGCAGACCCAGCGATTGTTGACATTGTTCCAATTGCAAATACAACCACCAACACAATCGTAAAAATAGATACTTTTGGTTCTTTAGGTAAACTAATAATTACTGACGGAGGCATAGATTACGCAGTTGGTGATGAACTTGTTTTTACCAACAAACCAATGAGTTTTGGACTTGGTGCTGCGGCCGAGGTTACAAATGTTTCTGCATTAGGAACAATTACAGAAGTAAAATTTGTTCCTGCAAAAATCACTGGAAACGCAAGTGTAACATCTGCAAGTAATGTAATGGTTCAAGGTTATGGAACATTGTTTGAAACAGAACTAATTGTTGGCGATAAAATTATGATTGGTTCTAATACAAGAACTGTGGTATCAATTGCTTCAAATACTTCACTTAATGTAAATACAAGCTTCGGTTCAATTCTAACAAATAGACCAGTTAGACATTTGGGAAGATATTTGATAGGTGGTCAAGGATACACTAACGACAAACTTCCAACAATTACTGTAAGTTCTACACTTGGAATAAGTGCGAACATAGCCGTTACGACAATTATGGGTAATGGAGAAAATCTATTTCCCCGTGGTACTGGTCGTGCTGGTGAAATCCAAGAAATCACAATTCTTGATCCAGGTAAAGGTATTCGTACCACACCTCAAATTGTTTTGACTTCAATTGGAGATGGAACGGCTCAAGCAAATGCAACACTCAGTCCAACATTGCAAGAATTGGCCGGAAGATGGACTTCTTCAGACTCAATTCTCTCATCTTCTGACAGAAAATTACAAGGTCGTGACTATTACATTAACTATTCTTACTTGTTATCGTCTGAAATTGAATTTGCACGATACAAAAAAATCTTTAAAGAACTCTTACATCCTGCTGGATTTAAATCCTATGCAGAGCTAAATAAACTAAATGAATTAGATGCCAATAATGTGACAATGAGCACATTAACGGTGCCTAAAAATATACGAACACTTTCTGGTACTGTTAATGTTAACAGCACCATTTTTGTTGTTGGAACAGGTACTAAATTTACTAAGGCAGCCAATCTTGATTTTATTGGCGCAAACACATGGATTGCCGTAAACTCAGAGATTCGCATGGTGAATTCAATCATTAGCGATACATTACTGACTGTAAATAGTGCCTTTACAATAACTGCAAATAATGAAGAATTGGTGGTATTGAATGTTGATTACGATGCGGTTGCAACAGAAGTAACACTAGACGAGATTATTGCTGAAAATGATTTGATTCTTTCAGTAGAAACATAGGAATAAAAATGTCAACGACAATTAGAATAACCGATTTAACAGAACTAACAACGCCCGATTCAAATACGCTGAATACGGTATTTGTGGTCGTTGATAAAAGTAGTGGTACTTTTACCACCAAACAACTTAGTCTTGCAAACTTAGACTTTGCAATTGATAATGTGGCACCTGTTGCGTTTGCGACTGCTAATCTTGCGTATGGAAAAGCAAATTCTGCAAACATTTTAGCACAAGCAGGATTTAATGCTGCTAATACCGCACAGGCAGATGCGAGCGCCGGATTTGCAAAAGCAAATACTGCAAACACCACCGCTGAAGCTGCATTTTCACGAGCAAATACTGCAAATATAATTGCAGATTCCGCTTATGCATTTGCAAATATTGCCAATATCAAAGTAGATTCTGGATATGCTTTTGCCAATATCATCAACATTAAAGTTGATTCAGCATACGCATTTAGTAATACCGTAAATATTAAAGTCGATTCTGCGTATGCGTTTGCAAATACAATCAATATTAAAACAGATGCTGCCTTCTCTTTTTCGAATACAGTCAATATAACTGCTGAGGCGGCTTATACAAAAGCCAATGCCGCTAATGTTTTAGCACAAGCTGCATTTGATGCCGCTAATACTGCTAATGCGGGTGTTGTTCAAGGTGCCTACAACCAAGCAAACACCGCAAATATAACGGCTGAAGCATCTTACGCATTTGCAAATACAATTAATGTAAAAGTTGATTCTGCATATGCATTTGCAAACACAGTTAATGCAACTTCTGTTGCAGGATTTGCACAAGCTAATGCCGCTAATGTTCTTGCTCAAGCAGGATTTAACGCCGCCAATACTGCTAATGCAACTGGTGAAGCATCCTTCGCAAAAGCAAATACTGCCAACATTACAGCAGAAGCTGCATTTGCATTTAGTAATACTGTAAATATTAAAACAGATGCGGCATTTACAAAAGCCAATGATGCACATAGTTTTGCAAATACGGTAAATGTCAAAGTAGATTCGGTTTTTGCTTTCGCAAACACCGTAAATATTACTGCTGATACTGCCTTTACTAAAGCCAATGCTGCTAATGTTTTAGCACAAAATGCTTATAATTTTGCAAACACAATTTCAATTTCATTAAACAATCAGTTTATCACTAATGCATCAAATACTGCAAATGCGGGTTATAATCACGCTAATGGTGCGTTTAATCAAGCAAATACTGCACTCACAACTGCTGCACTTTCGTTTAATAAATCAAATACGGCAGAAACAATTGCTTTAGCTGCATACAATCACGCTAATGGTTCTTTTGATTTTGCAAACTCTATTAGTGCGTTGGCTCAAGGTGCTTTTGATAAAGCCAATGTTGCAAATGTTTTGGCACAAGCCGCATTTAATTCTTCGAATACAGTTGCCACCATCACTACTTCTGCATATGCTTTTGCCAATACTGTCAATATAAAAGCAGATGCTTCTTATGCGTGGGCAAACACCGTAAATGTTACTGCTGATGCAGCATTTAGTAAAGCAAACGCCGCAAATGTTTTAGCACAAGTTGCATTTAATGCTGCTAATACGAACTCTGCGGTTAACTTTGCACATGCTAATGGTGCTTTCAATCTCGCAAATATCGCAAATACATTAGTTTATAGTGTATCTTCTCACGCCAATTCCGCATATGATACTGCAAATATCGCACTTGCAACGGCTGCGATTGCAATCAACTACGACAATCTTGCAAATGCGGCTTTTGATAAAGCCAACTCCGCAAATGTTTTAGCTCAATCTGCATTTAATACTGCAAATAACGCAAATACTCGCACCATTATTAATGGATTAGGAAACTCTAAACTAGATTTTAATACTTACGGAGCCAACTCCGCATATCTAACAACCACTAGCGATGATTCTACTGCATTGTTTATGGGTGCGGTATCTGCTGATTTATACGCTTATACAAGTATTCAAATTAGGGCCAATACTGGAGGAACATCAAAACAATGGACATTTGGTGATGATGGTACATTAACATTCCCAGATAGCACAATTCAAAATACCGCTTATGTTCGTGCTAATTCATTGATTATTGTTTCTTCTGCGCCTGCAAATAATAAAGGTGCTGGTGGTGATACAAAAGGTATGGTATATCTTGCGAACAATTACTTCTATTATTGCACAACCGCATATGATGGAACGACAAATATCTGGAGTAGAATTGCCTCGACTGACGCTTGGTAATCAAAATAAATAAAGAATATGGCGACTTCATACACATCTAAAAAACTTGCGTTTAATAACGCAGAACAATTTAAAGAATCATTCTACGAACCAGAACCAGCTACACTTGGTTATGTGTTTATTGGCAATCATATTCCTTGGACAAATGATGATGTGCCTGATTCTATTTCAGACACCGTAAAAGATGAAAAAAGTGTTTGGGATAACATGTATGCCGCAAAAAGAGTTACAGGTAATGATGTTGAATTAGTTGTTCCAAAAATTGATTGGACAAGTAACACAAAATATCGTCAGTATGATGATACAATTGAATTGTCATCATTATTGTCAACAAATACAAGTCAAAATTTAAAACCAATGTATGTGGTGAACACAGATAAAAATGTTTATCTTTGCTTGTGCAATAATGTTTCGTCAAATTCTACCGTAGAACCATCAGGTCAAAATTTAGCCGCCAATGGAGTTATCGAAACTTCAGATGGTTATCTTTGGAAATATTTGTATAATGTTCGTGCATCTAATCGTTTTTTAACTACAAACTGGATTCCTGCACCAACATCTACTTCAAAATTAGATTATTCTACATCTGCCAATATTGCAGTTGATGGTGAATTATCAAAAATTGTAGTTACTAATGGTGGTACAGGATACACTCACAGTAATGTTATTGTTTCTGCATTTCAAACAGGTTGCACAATTTTAACAGTTTTGAGTACCGATGATACGGTTTCTCCTAATTTATCGGCAGCTTTAAAAAATACTTCAAATATGTCAATTGCAGGAACAGGCCTTGGTGGTTCTTACTATGTGGCTTCTGTCGATTCTGTAAATTTAAAAATCACACTTTCAACAGGTGCGACTGCAAATGGTGGTGGTTCAAATACTGCAAATGCACTTGCTTTAACGACAAGGGTTTATGTTGAAGGTGATGGAACTACGGTACTAAGTCTACCAAGATTAAGCGGAAATTCAATTCAAAAAATAACAGTTACCACAAGAGGTAGAGATTACACTTATACAAATGTGCGTATCTTTGGAACAGGAACTGGTGCTACTGCTAGAGCAGTATTGCCGCCAAAGTTTGGCCATGGATTCAACTCTGCAAAACAGTTAGGTGCATCAAATGTTATGGTTGCCATGAAAATTGGTGAAATTGATTCTACTGAAGGCGGTTTAATTTCTGCAAATACAACCTTCCGTCAGTATGGCCTGCTAAGAGACCCATATAAATATGGAGCAACAATTCAAGCAAATACGGCGGTAGCAAATAGTGTTATCTCGCAAACAACAGATTTAACGATTGTTGCAGGTACGGCTTATAATTTAAATGAGTTTGTTTATCAAGGTGCATCAATAAACTCAACAAGTTTTAGTGGCTATATAAATGATTTTACATCAAATGTTGTTAGACTTACTAAAGTTAGAGGTTCTGCTCAAGTAGGTGCACCATTGATTGGAGCAAACACAAATCCATCAGGCAGACGAGTTATTTCGCAAAAGAATCCAGAGTTCCAACCTTATACTGGTGATGTAATGCATGTAGAGAATATAGTAAAAACAGAAAGAACAGACGGACAAGCTGAAAATCTCAAGTTTGTTGTAAGATTTTAAAGGAAAAAATAGTTCATGGCTCTTGAAACTAATTTTAATGTAAACCCATATTACGATGATTATGATGAGGATAAAAAATTCCTCAGAATGTTGTTTAAGCCTGGCTATGCGGTTCAAGCTAGAGAATTAACACAACTTCAAACTATTCTCCAAAAACAATCAGAAAGATTTGGAAACCATGTTTTCAAAAATGGTTCTGTTGTTACTGGAGGCCAAACATTCTTACAAGATGCGACTTATATTAATTTAAGTCCAACTTATGTTTCAACCGAAATTGTTGCAAACAATTTTATTGGAACAACCATTCTTTCCAATGACGAATCGAAGCGTGCCGAAGTTATTAAGGTATATGAAGCTATTGAAGGTGGTGACCCAATCACATTGATGGTTAAGCAAGTTTATGGTGAAGCTTTTACATCTGATGAAATTATTAAAACAAACGAAATTTCACCTGTTTTTGCAAATACAACTGGCGTAGGAACAGGTCAAACATTTTCTGTGACAGAAGGTGTTTTTTTCTATGATGGTTTCTTTATTAAGAATGATTCACAAACTATAGCAACATCAAAATACAATAATAATACCGCAAATGCAAGAATTGGTTTTGAAATAACAGAATCTATTATTACTTCTTCAGCGGACACATCATTATTAGACCCAGCACAAGATGCGTCTAACTATCAAGCACCAGGTTCAGACCGATTTAAAATTGATTTAATCTTATCTTCACGCTCACTTTCTTCTACTGACACCACACAATTTATTGAATTGTCCCGTGTTGAAGAAGGTTCTCTAACAAGAAATTATATTTTTCCAATTTATTCTGTTCTTGAAGATACTCTTGCTCGAAGAACATATGATGAATCAGGCAACTATACTGTAAAGCAATTTAATCTTGCTTTAGATACAAGTGCATCTAATACTGCAAACATGGATGTGATTCTGTCACCAGGTAAAGCATATGTGTTTGGTTATGAATACGAAACTATTTCTCCGTCAACAGTTGTTATTGAAAAACCAAGAGAAACAGATAATGTTCAAAACAAATTTGTTACCGCAGACTATGGTAATTTTGTTTATACAACCAATCATTATGGAAGTTGGCCAATTGATAATCTAAGCACAGTTGATTTGCATTGCGTTTCAAATGCAAATATCAATGTAACTTCTACTGGTTCAATTACTAATACTAAAATTGGTACCGCAAGAGTAAAATCTGTTGCATTTGATTCAGCATCAAATACATCTAATTCACAAACTTATACTTACAAAACATTTTTATTCGATGTAAGTGTGGGTTCTATTACAGGTACTGCAAATGCCGCAACAGTAAATACTGTTCAACTTGCAAATACTGTTGCAGGTAATGTATTTTCTGTTATTGCTGATGCTTATGCAGGTGCAAAACTTCGTATTACTTCTGGTTTAGGTTCTAGTGAATCACCAAAATTAATTACTGCATTTAATGGTACAACACAAACAGTAACTCTTGCAGAAAATTTTATTACGACACCTAATAATCTATCGCAATTTTCAATTGACTTTGAATTTAATGATGTTAAAAGTATTGCATCATTTAACAGCACAACAAAAATAAATTCTGGTGATATTGATTCTCGTTCTAAAGATTTAGCCTCAACATATGATGATACTTTCTTGACCGATGCAAGTTTTGAACCAGTTATTTTTAAACTTGGCCAAGAGTATATTACTGAAGATACAATTGCAGATTTTGTTTATTCTCTCAGACGACTTTATTCCGCACAATCATTTGGTGCCGCTGATTCTCCTGCACTTACAACATATTCAGGTGAAGAATTAACATCTGCAAACACTTCAAGTTCAATTGCAGAAAATTATCAAGTAATTGTAACAAATGCAGGTTCTTCTCCATACCCAGTAGGTTCAACTGTTCCTGCCGATAAAATTACTGCTGTAAACAAAACGACCAAAAAGTTAACAATTGCCAATGCGAATAGCATGGTTGCAAATATTATTGCAACATTAACATATTCTTTAGCATCAGGTAGTCCAGCAAAATCAAAAACATTTGTTACTACTTCATCCACAATTCAAAATACTGGTGGTGAAGTTGTAAACACAAGTGGAGCAATTGTTTATGCAAGTTCTGGTCAAACAACAATTCAAGCAAATAATATTATCAAAACACCGGATACCGCACAAACATTATATGTTTCTGATGTTGTTGATTTAATTCAAGTTTTAGATTATAATGGTGCCGCAGTTTCTAATACTGGTGGTTCTGACATTACTTTCAAATATACTTTAGATATTGGTCAAAGAGATTCTTATTATGACCATGCTTCAATTAAATTAAAACCTGGTTTTGCACCACCTGTTGGACCATTAGTTGTTCGATATAATCTTTATACTTCATCTGGTTCAGGATTCTTTACAGTAGATTCTTATCCAGACTACGCAACTATTCCAACATATGAATCACCAATTACAAATACCGAATATTTTTTAAGAGATTGTTTGGATTTTAGACCTGTTCGTAAAAATGCAACCAACGCATTAGATTCTGGTACTGTAACTAAAACATTTGATGTTGACCCTACAACTTTTGGTCCTAAGATACCAGAAAATGGTTCAGATATTATTTTAGATTTCTCCTATTATCTACCTCGTATTGACAAAGTAATTTTAAATAAAAATAGAACTTTTGAAGTAGTTAAAGGCCAATCTTCATTGAATCCTACTCCACCTAAGGACAAAGATGATTCAATGAATTTATACATTCTTCGTAGTCCGGCGTATGTTGCAAACACAGGTGATATTCAAGTTCAATATATCAATAATCGCCGTTATACTATGCGAGACATTGGTAACATTGAAAAGCGTGTTGATAATCTTGAATACTACACATCATTGTCATTGTTGGAACAAGATGCCGTAAACAAACAAGATTTGACTATTCTTGATACCACAAACTTACCAAGATTTAAAAATGGTATTATTGTAGATTCGTTCAAAGGACATTCAGTTGCTGATGTAACTTCTGCTGAATATAAAGCATCCATTGACCCAAAAAGAAAAGAGTTAAGACCATCATTTAATGTATCGTCTTATATGTTCACTTTTGATGCTGCCAACTCTGGTTCATATTTACAGACAGGTTCTTTTGTAACTGTTGCCGCATCTAATACTGCATTTGTTGAACAACCACTTTCTTCTAAGACAATGAATATTAACCCATTTAATGTGGTTAACTATCTTGGAAAAATTCAATTAAATCCACCATCTGATATATGGGTTGATACAAGTAAAAAACCAGATGTTCTTGTAAATATTGGTGGAGATAAAGACGCTTGGGATTTAATTTTACAAGCAACAAATTCTTCGGCGTTTACTTATGAGTGGAGTAATTGGGAAACTATTTGGTCAGGAACAACTCAATCTACTCAGTTTATTGGTGATGGAGGTTTTGTTCGTCCCAATTTTAACAGAACCACAACAACTACATCAACAGCACAAACTCGTTCAGGTATTTTAAGCCAAGTTGCACCACAAACAATTACACAATCAATTGGTGACCGAGTAGTTGATGTTTCTGTTATTCCTTATATGCGTGAAAAATCAATTGCTTTTTCTGCATCTGATTTTAAACCAGATACTATTTTATATCCATTCTTTGACGGAACTGCGGTTGAAAAATATGTTGCGAGAGCAAACAAATTTGTTCTTGCAAGTAATAATTTAAGTTACAATGTTAAACTTACCGAAGCTGAAACATTAAGCATTGTTAATGGATCGGCTAGAACAAATGCAACTTGCATAGGTGTTAAAACATCCAACAATTCTATTTTTGTTCTTAATTTTGGATTAACACCAAATACTGCAAAATTAGGTACAGGCCTAACTCTTGTTGGTTCAAAAACTGGAACAAGTGTTGCAATTACTTCATTTGAACATTATTCTGGTAGAGTAAATACGGCAACTTCTTCTACTATTACACTAGCACCTGAAGTTTCTGGTGCAAGTAATGAAACATTTTACGGAAACACTTCAAATAGTAATATAATTTCAATTATAAGTGGAAAAGGTGCAGGACAACAAGCAACTATTTCTTCATATAATGCTGCAACTCGTATAGCAACAATTTCAAGTTCTTGGGCTACAACACCTGATGCTACATCTTTTTATTCTATTGGTCGTTTGACAACCACTCGAGCAGGTGATGTTGCTGGAGTTTTCAATGTACCTTCAGGAGTATTCCGTGTTGGTGAAAAACTATTCCGCTTAATTGATAGTTCAACTGGAGATATTCCTTCATCAACAACAAATGGCGATGCATCTTTCTTTGCACAAGGTTTATTACAAACAACTGAAAATACAATTGTTTCTACTATTCAACCAACTATTCAAAGAACATCAGTAAATGATAGTCGTGTAACTACAACAACAAGTGTGAATGATGTTCCAGTTTCAGGATGGTGGGACCCTCTTGCACAAACATTTTTAATTTCACCTGGACAATACCCTCAAGGTATTTTTATTGAACGACTTCGTGTTTGCTTTAAAACAAAAGATGATACTGTTCCAGTAACATTGCAATTAAGGCCTACTGTTAATGGATATCCATCTTCAACAGTCATTTATCCATATGGTTCTGTTACATTAACACCAGATAAAGTTAAAGTTACAGATTCACCAAGTTTAACTGATCCTAACAAATATACAGATTTTGTTTTTGATAGTCCTGTTTATATGTTGCCAGGTGAACATTCATTTGTATTGTTATCCAACTGTAACAAATATGAAGCGTATGTTGCTGAAGTTGGAAAACTAGATTTAGTATCAGGTGTTCAAATTTCTGAACAACCTTATGGTGGTTCGTTTTTCCAATCACAAAATGGTTCAACATGGACTGCCGACCAAAATCTTGATATAATGTTTGGAATTTATAAAAAAGTTTTTAGTACCACTCCTGCTACTGCACAATTTTTAGTTCAAGCACCAAATGGTAACACCGCTTATGATGTTGTTCATGCAATCACATCTGAAATAACAATGGCCAATACAACCATTAATTATTCTTTCTTATCTGAAAGAGCTACAGTTGGCGGAATTACAGGATTTAAAAATATTAATTCAAAAGAAGATTATATAATGGATGACGGTGATGGACGCCGTGTTTTAAACAGTTCAACTGGAAATACAACTTTTATATTTAAAGCCGCAATCTCTACACGAAATCCAGATATTACACCAGTTATTGATATTACAAGGTTTGGTGGAATTTTTATTGAAAATATAATTAATAATTTACCATTATCAAATAGTGATTTTGTAATCACTACACTAGGAACTGGTTACACAGGAAATACAGGAGTAACTATTACAGGCGGTGGTGGTTCGGGTGGTAATGCATACGCAGTTGCAAACATTACAACAGGAAATATTACATCAATTGTTGTTGATGTTCCTGGTTCTGGTTATACCAGTTCACCAACGATTACAATTGCCGAACCTCCTGTAACAGGTGGTAATACAACTGCTGTTGCAATTTTCAATGGTGAAGATAAGAAATCTGGCGGTAATTCTAATGTTCGTTATATTACTCGCCGTGTAACTCTTGCTGATGGATTTGATTCGGGTGATTTGCGTGTTTATTTGACCGCATATAAGCCATCTGGTTCAAACATCTATGTTTACTATAAAATACTTTCTGGTTCTGATGCTGATATTTTTGATGATAAATCATATCAATTGATGACACAACTTGGAAATCCAAATTTTGCATCAACAAGCAGAACTGACTTCCGTGAACTTGCATTTGCTCCTGGTGTAAGTGACACGGCAAATAATATTGTCTCTTATACATCTGGTTCAACTGCATTTAATTCATTTAAAACATTTGCAATTAAAGTTGTTATGGCAAGTAATGAAACTATTGATGTTCCTAAAGTTCGTGATTTGAGAGCAATCGCATTGCCTTCAGGAGCATAATATGACCGACCATGTTCAAATTGAAAACTCTAAACTTGTAAGAGATTTACATTCCAAAGCTATTCTAAATACGGATAGAGTTGGTTTAGAAGATTATATGATGAAAAGAGAACTTGCTAAAAAACAACAAGTTGAAAAAGAAGAAACCAAACAAAGATTAGTAAAGTTAGAAAATGATATGACAGAAATAAAGAATCTGTTGCATGAAATCGCACAGATGAGGAAAGCATAATGTCGGCAAATTTAATTAATCAGTTATCGACTGCCAATACTTTTCAACATTGGCTTAATGCTACCGAATCGTTAATTTCAACGACCAATCTTTTAACGAATGGTAATGGTCAATCTTTTTATGCAAATACGAATCTAATTATTGGTGGTTCTGGTGCCAATGTTTCTCTTAATGTTGAAACATCAGCAACAATAAATACTCAAACATCTAATACAGTTAATACAGTTAATGCAACTGTTCGAAATCTTGTTGTTACTGCCAATGTTGAAAATGTCAATGTAACTAACGATTTATTTGTTGGTGATGATTTGACCGTTTATGGTGAATCTACCTTAGTTGGTGATACTACCATTTCTGGTAATTTGACAGTATCAGGTAATTTGACACTTGATACGATTGGATTTGATGATTTAAAAGTAAACGGTTCGGCAACGATTTCAAATACACTTGGAGTGACTGGTGCAACCACACTTTCAAATGTAACGATTACAGGTAATATTGCAACACTCAATGTTACATCAACTGCAAATATTGGTGGTTCTGTTTACATTGCTGGTGACTTGACAATTGGTGGAAACACAATTATCGATTCAGTTGGTTTTAATGATTTAACTGTATCCGGAAACGCATCAATTACTGGTACATCGAACACAACAGGAAACGCAACATTTAGACATGCAGAAGTAACTGGAACATTGACCGCAAATAATATGGCCGGTGTTGCAAATACAAGGATTTTTACAGCAATTGAAGAAAGAGATGGATCCGCTCTGGCATATGCGATTGCGTTAGGATAAATACATAAATAGTTGGATACAGAGGATATTCATGGCAAACTCATTTAAAAACTACATTTTACAAAACGCAGGTACATCAGCGCAGAATGTGTATGCGGTCGGTGCAGGAACGCAATCTACCGTTATCGGTATGACTATTGCAAATACTACCGACTCTCCAATTACTGCAAATGTTACTTTAACTCATAGTGGCACAACAATTTTCATGCTTAAAAAAGCAACCATTGCTCCAGGCGGTGCATTAGTGCCAGTTGGAGGAGACCAAAAATTGGTTATGGAAGCAACTGATTACCTTCAAGTTCAGACAAGTTCAGCAAGTTCTGCTGATGTGATTTTATCAGTATTGGAGATTACATAAAATGTCATATCTAGGTAATACACCTGAAGTCTACCAATTTGATGCTGCGACACAAAAATTTAACGGTACTGGTTCTCAAACCGTTTTTACTCTTAATCGTAGAATATTAGATGTTGACGATGTAATTGCGGTTATTGAAAATGTTATTCAAGAACCAACTGCAGCCTATACTTTAGCTGCAAACAATACTTCAGGTACCGCAGATATTACTTTTACTTCTGCTCCAGCATCAGGTACAGACAATATTCAAGTAAGATATACTGCAATTAATTACAACGCATATAATGTTGTTGATGCAGAAAGATTGCAGGCTAATTCAGTAACAACATCAAAAATTGCAGATGCAGCAGTAACAATTGAAAAACTAGACCCAAATGCAGTTTTACCTCCACTACCAAATATTTTAATGTTATCGGGAATGTAATCAAAAATGGCACAATCATATAAACGACTAGGCGCAATCAACCCATCCGCTAATACGCAGACCAATGTGTATGTTGTGCCGGCTGCAACAGAAGCAGTTATCTCAACAATCACTATCTGCAATCAAGTTTCAACAAATCAATCATTTAGTTTAATTGTAATGCCGTCAGGTGCATTTGCATCTCCATCGGCAGCCGAAAACTTTATTGTTCGTGGTGCTGTTGTTCCTGCGGCAGATACTTTAGTATTGACAATGGGTCTTACCGCAAATGCAGGAACAGTCATTGCGGCAAATACCAATTCACCTAATATTTCATTTTCTGTCTTTGGATCGGAATTAACATAATATGAAAGGTTTGGCTACACTCGAAAGGATTCGGCCCGAAGGATATGAATATCCTGTTGGATTAACTGGCCAAACTGGTGGTCCGACTTCAGTAGATTATCTTGTTGTCGCAGGAGGAGGCGGAGGCGGCGGCTTAGGAGGCGGTGGTGGTGCAGGAGGTTTTAGAACTGCTACAGGATTTTCAATATCTAAAGGAACACCTTATTCGATTACTGTTGGTGGCGGCGGACCAGGATCACCCGGCTCTCCTGCAAACGGAATAAATGGATCAAATAGTGTTTTTTCTTCAATCACATCGCTTGGTGGCGGTGGCGGTGGCAGTTACGGTTCTCCCACTGGTATTAACGGTTCAACAGGCGGTTCTGGCGGCGGTGGCGGATGTTCCGAAAATGGTACTCCACCAACAGGCGGTTCTGGTACAGCGCCACAGGGTAATGCCGGTGGCACAGGTGGAAATCGCCAAGGATCCGGTGAAACACGATATGTATCGGGTGGCGGCGGCGGTGCAGGTGCTGTTGGAGGTAATTCATCACCCGCAGGAACAGGTGGACCTGGAGGCAACGGTTTAGCATCTTCTATTTCAGGTTCTCCAGTAACATATGCCGGTGGCGGCGGAGGAAATCCACCTGAAGGAAGCGGTGCCAGCAGTCCAGGTGGTACGGGTGGAGGTGGTACGGGTGGAGGAGGAGTAGCTCCTGTTTATGCCAATGATGCCACGGCTGGCAGCCCAAATACTGGTGGCGGTGGTGGCGGATCAAGAAGCGGAAGTGGGGGTAGAGCTGGAGGTTCTGGTATTGTAATCATTCGATATACAGGTTCTCAAGGTGCTACTGGAGGAACAATTACAACTCCTAGTGGTAACACCGTTCATACATTTACAGGTGACGGAACATTTACTTCTAATGCAGACACATTCATTATCAATTAAAGGTATAAAATGGCAGTTTTTCGTGTAAGACCAAAAGGTTATGTTTATCCAACAGGATTAACTTTTGTTGGTGGTGATAATAATACGGGTCCCAGTTCAGTAGATTATCTTATTGTTGCTGGTGGCGGAGGCGGCGGAGGTGAAATTGGAACTGGTCAAGGAAGCACCGGTGGTGGGGGTGGTGCCGGAGGTTTTGTAACAGGAACAAGTCTGTCTATTACTACTGGTTCATCTTATAGTATAACTATTGGTGCAGGTGGGCCCGGCGGCGTTGCTAGAACTACACCATCAACAAATGGTTCTTCGTCATTTGTCAATACAGGTCCCGCAGTTATCGTTTCATCTTTAGGTGGCGGCAGAGGAGGTACCGATCCAAATCCTTCTGGTTCTGGAGGTTCGGGTGGCGGCGCAAAAGCGTCTGAAAATACATCATCACCAGGAACACCAGGACAAGGAAACGCTGGTGGAACTAATGGTGGTCTTGGTGGTGCAAATGGTACTGCTGGAGGCGGCGGCGGTGCAGGAGGTGTAGGAGGTAATGCACAACCATCATCTGGAGGTACTGGCGGATCAGGTACAGCGTCACCTTATTCAGGTTCACCAGTAACATATGCTGGTGGAGGTGGAGGTGGAGGTTCATCTGCTATAGGAAAATCTGCCGGTTCAGGAGGTTCTCCTGGAGGTAACGGAGCTACCTCAGGCACAGCCGCAAGTGGCGGAACAAATACTGGCGGTGGAGGCGGTGGTGCAGGATCAGGTCCGAGTGCTCCATCAACAAACGGTACCGGCGGAGCGGGTGGTTCTGGTATTGTAATCATTCGTTATGCTGGTAGCCAAGGTGCTACTGGCGGAACAGTTACAACTTCTGGTGCAAATACAATCCATACATTTACTGGTGATGGAACATTTAGATCCAATTTATCCTCTTACTTAATCAACTAAATAGTATATCACTTTTCATCATTGACGGAGAAAAAAATAAATGGCACACTTTGCTAAAATCAATGTAAATACAAATCAAGTCGTTCATATTTCAGTTGTAGATAACTGGAATATTGTTGACGGCGAAGGTAACGAAGTAGAGTCAATTGGAATTGCCTACTTAGAATCAGTTCATGGTTCCGACTCCAATTTTATTTGGCGTCAAACATCATACAATAACAATATGCGTAAAAACTATGCGGGTATTGGTATGACATGGGATGCAGGCAGAAATGCTTTTATTCCACCAAAACCTTTTAATTCTTGGACACTCAACGAAGATACATGCCGTTGGGATCCACCAACACCAATGCCAAATGATGGCAAAATGTATTCATGGAACGAAGAAACACTTTCTTGGGTTGAACAAATTTAATTATTAGGAGTTTTAATTATGGATGTAAATAATGTTGATGAAGTAATGAATAATTTTAAAGGTGAAGGTGTCATGCCAGTAGGTGTTGACACCGCCATTAAAGCACTTAGACCAGGTGCAAAATGGGAAATTACAGTATCAGGTGGTGAATATGTTTACCACAAATGGTGGGATCCAAATAAATTAAAACCACCAACAAAGACAGAGATTGATGCTGAGTTAGAATTTCAAACAAGGCTTCAAAAGTATTATCAATATGCGTATAGTAGATGTGCCGAATATCCTGATGGATTTGAACAACTAGATATGTTGTGGCACGCTATAAATAAAGGAATAGATTTAAAAAATTCTGAATGGTTTCAGAAGATTAAAGGAATAAAAGAAAAGTTTCCAAAACCTGAAGGGCAACCTCCAGTAAAAGAGTAAAATAAATGGCATATATCGGAAATCAAATAAAGTCAAACCCGTTCATTGTAGACCGGTTCTCAGGAACTGCTAGTGCAACACAGTTTACTGGAATGACTTTTGCGCCGGCAGGAACTGCGGCAATTGCAGTCTTTGTTGGTGGTGTGTATCAAGACCCATCATCTGCATATACTGTAAGTGGAACAACACTAAACTTTACATCGGCACCTGCATCAGGAACAAGTAACATTGTTGTTCTTCATTTAGGTGTTGGTGCTACAACTACTGTTCCTTCAGATGGTTCTGTGACAACTGCAAAATTAGCATCTGATATTGATTTAGGTATTAATGCTCTATTCTATACAGGTACATAATGGCAAATTCATATAAGATTTTAGGTCAGATTGCACCTACAGCAAATACATTAACTAACGCATATAGCACAAGTTCTGTTTCGGCCGTTTTAAATAGCATTTATATTTGTAATCAAGATACTGCAAATGCCAATGTGGATATTATTGTAAGACCAACTGGTGTCGCACTTGCAAATCAACACTATATCCTAAGACAACAATTATTAGGTCAAGCAGATACAATTATTTTGAATCTAAATATTACAATGAATTCAAGCACAATTATTGCAGCTAATGTGGCAAGACGAAGTGGTGAAACGAAAACACCAAACTGTTCAATTAGCATATTTGGTGTGGAGATTACATAATGCCAGCAACATACGAAATACTAGGACAAATATCTCCTACAGCAAACACACTTACAAATGTGTATAGTACCGGTTCATCATCGGCAATTGTTGGTACAATTACCATTCACAATTTTTCCGATTCAAATGCTTCATATAGTCTTGTGGTGAGACCAACTGCAACAACATTAAATACACAACATTTCATTATTCGTGGTGGTGTATTACCAGCAAGAGAATTAATTACAATTACAGGTGCAGTAACAATGAACGCCAATACAATTTTAGCGGCAAATACAAATAGTGGAAGTGTTTCTTTCAATGCATATGGCGTGGAGATTTCATAATGAGTTTAAAATTTTTAAATCTTAATATAGAAAATAATACAATAAGACCCACAGGATTTAAATTTCCTGTTGGATTATCTGTTAGCGCCGCCGGGCCAACTTCAGTAGATTATTTAATAGTTGCTGGCGGTGGAGGCGGCGGTTCTTACCTTGGCGGCGGCGGTGGCGCTGGAGGTTTTAGAACTGGCACTGGACAATCCGTAACTCAAGGTTCAGGTGTTTCTGTCACAGTTGGAGGTGGAGGAAACGGTGGCATTTATGTTACTACTACTCCAAGTGTAGTAGGTTCAGCTTCTTCTGTGGCTTTTTCTCCCGCAACAATAACTTCAAATGGTGGTGGTAGAGGAGGAGATTTAGCAACTAATCCAGGAAGAGGTACTCAAGCCGGAGGTGATGGAGGTTCTGGAGGAGGAGGTTCATATGCTTCAGGTGGAGGCGCAGGCGGTGTAGCAACTGCAGGACAAGGAAATGATGGAGGAACGGGAATTAATTATGTTAGCGGGGGTAACCCCGCTGGAGGTGGTGGTGGTGGTGGCGCCGGTGGAACAGGTGTTGCTGGTGGTAATAGTGCTCCAAGTGCTAATGGTGGTGCAGGAACTGCTTCGCCATATTCAGGTTCATCAGTAACATATGCAGGCGGTGGCGGCGGCGGCGGCGGTTTTGGTGGATCAGTATCTGGAACCGGTGGCCCAGGAACTCCAGGCGTAAGCGGAGGTAATGCAAATCCAGCAGGTAATGGAAGTAATGGAACAACAAATACTGGCGGAGGCGGCGGTGGTGGAGGTGGATCCACAACAAACGTCATTGGTGGAAACGGAGGTTCTGGTATTGTAATCATTCGATATACAGGTTCTCAAGGTGCTACTGGAGGAACAATTACAACTTCTGGTGCAAATACAATCCATACATTTACTGGTGACGGAACATTTACTTCTAATACAGCAATATTTTCTCTAAATTAACGCAACTAAATATTTTTATCATTAACTGACTGGAGTTTTATTATTATGGCACAATTTGAATCGGTAGGTATTTTTCCTCAACCCGTTATCAAATCAAATATCGGTCGTGAATGGACTGAAAAAGAACTAGACTTTGTAAATTACCATTCAGACAATACTCATAACAATATGGGTAACACAACATCAAATGACCGATATGTTCTCAACGCACCCGAAGCAAAAGGATTTTTAGATTTTATCTCTGAGGGGATTCAAGTTTACATTGACAAGGTAATTAGTCCTAAAAATCCTGTTGAATTTTATATCACACAATCTTGGCTTAATTACACTCAACCTGGCCAATATCATCATACCCATGAACACCCAAATAGCATTATTTCTGGTGTTCTTTATATTAATGCCGATTTAGAAAAAGATAAAATCTACTTTCATAATCCAATCAAATACAAGCAAATTAGTTTTCCTGCCAAAGACTGGAACTGGTTCAACTCTCAAAGCTGGTTTTTTCAAGTTAAAACAGGAGACTTAGTTCTTTTCCCGTCCTCTTTGACACACAATGTTGAAGCCAAAGAAGGTGACAATACTCGTTGTAGTCTCGCATTTAATGTCTTTGCCAAAGGTTATTTTGGTGAAGAAGAATCTCTCACAGCACTTCATCTATAAAAAATCAATTCTAAACTTACCGCAGTAACTCCTGTTTTAACTAAATAGACGATAAAACTAATAAGGAGTTATTGTGGCTGGTTTTGTTGAACTCACAATTGAACAGGGTGCTAATTATTCTACGACCGTTACGGTAAACGATTCGAACGGTTCTCCCACCAATTTGACCAATTATACTGCGGCCGCACAGTTGAGAAAATCGTATTACTCAACGACTGCAACGGAATTTACAGTTGCGGTTACTGATGCAGCTGCAGGTCAAATCACAATGTCAATCACCTCAGCAAATACTGCTAACTTAGCTCCCGGAAGATATGTGTATGATTTGTTAATTACAAGTCCTACAAGTGTAAAATCAAGAGTTATTGAGGGAATTGCCACAATATTGCCTTCTGTAACGAGGTAAAATATGGCGATAACCGCTGTTGTAAACACATCTGCTGCTTCGACTGTAATAGTAAAGCCTGCAAGTAAATATGAGGCCGTTGTTACTGTTGCACCATCAGCGAATATTACGCTGAGCACCTTAGTGAATGTTGATACATCGGGTGCGGAAGATGGTGAAGCGCTTGTTTATGATGCAGCTAACAACAATTATGTAATAAAACAAATTGAAATTAATTCAAACAATATCACCAACATTAATGGTGGAGCATTTTAAAAAAGGATAAGAAATGGCAAATACAGTCATTCAACTAAAATATTCCGAAGTAACGGCAACGCCGGCATCGCTTAATGTTGCGGAACCTGCGTATTCTAATTCTTCTGGAAAACTTTTCATTGGTGATAACAATTCAACACCAGTGCTGATTGGTGGTAAATATTATGTTGACCGAGTAGATGAAGCAACAAGTGCAAATACTGCCAATGTAATCGTAAAACGAGATTCAGCAGGAAGTTTTTCTGCCACCGTTGTTAAAGCGGCTTTATATGGCAATGCCAATACCGCTACTTCCCTTCTTAATGGTCGTAACTTTGAAATTAACGGACTTGATGTTGAATCTGCGGCAGTTGCATTTGATGGCACCGCAGGTGTTGTTTTACAAGGTAACTTAAAAACAACAGGTGTTTCTGCCGGTACATACGGTGGTGCATCACAAATTCCTACATTTGCAGTTGATTCAAAAGGTCGTATTACTTCTGCTGCCAATGTATCAATTGCCACAACACTAAACATTGCTGGTGATACAGGCACAGATGCTGTCGCTCTTGCTACCGATACAATTACATTTGTTGGTGGTGATGGTATCACCACAGTCGCTTATTCAGCAAACAGTAATGTTAAGTTTGATGTTGACAATACGGTTGTTCGAACAACTGGCGGTACAATCTCTGGTGATTTGGCAGTTACGGGCAATCTAGTTGTTCTTGGTAACACAATTACACAAGATGTTGAAACAATTGTCGCACAAGATTCTCTCATTGAATTAGCCGCAAATAACGCAGCTGATGCCCTTGATATTGGTTTCTTTGGTTCATATGTTGATGGTACAACAAAATACACCACATTATTCCGTGATGCA